CACGAACGTACAGCGGCACCTGGACGGGCGCATTTAAGTGGGCATGGACGGATAACCCTGCGTGGATATTTTACGATCTGGTGGTCACTGACCGCTTCGGCCTTGGTAATCGGCTAACGGCAGCCAACATCGACAAATGGACTCTTTATCAGGTCGCTCAATATTGTGATCAATCGGTACCGGACGGTAAGGGTGGTAGCGGAACTGAACCGCGTTACACCTGCAACGTTTACATTCAGGATCGAAATGACGCTTACACTGTCCTGCGTGACTTTGCTGCCATTTTTCGAGGCATGACCTACTGGGGAGACGAGCAGATTGTTGCCCTTGCAGACATGCCCAGAGATGTCGATTTTACCTACACGCACGCTAACGTAGTCGACGGCAAATTTGTTTATTCCAGCAGCACAACCAAAAGTCGCTACACAAATGCTCTTGTTTCCTGGTCAGATCCGGCAAATGGCTATGCTGATGCAATGGAGCCCGTCTTCGAGCAGGCTTTGGTGGCGCGCTATGGTTTCAACCAGCTTGAGATCACCGCCATCGGTTGCACCCGGCAGTCTGAGGCTAACAGAAAAGGGCGCTGGGGAATCCTGACCAACAATAAAGATAGGATTGTAACGTTTGACGTTGGTCTGGACGGTAATATTCCTCAGCCGGGCTACATAATTGCTGTTTCTGATCGCAATCTCTCTGGTCGAGATTTAGGCGGTCGATTATCCGCGGTTAATGGTCGTGTACTCAAACTTGACCGGGTGCCAAGTGCTAAGGCCGGTGACAGGATAATGGTAAACCTGCCGTCGGGTATTACCCAATCCCGGACGATTCAGTCCCTGTCAGGTGGAATGGTTACCGTGACAACCGCCTTTAGCGAATTTCCGCAGACTGAGGCTGTATGGGTTATTGAATCTGATGAACTTTATGCGCAGCAGTACAGGGTAATTAGTGTCACCGATAACAATGACGGGACATATACCATCACGGGGGCAAATCACGATCCGGATAAATATGCCCGTATCGATACAGGTGCCGTTATAGATCAGCGGCCGGTAAGTGTCATCCCTCCAGGTAATCAGTCGCCGCCAGTCAACATCGCGATCAGCTCGTTTTCGGTGATTCAGCAAAATATCAGCGTCGAAACCATGCGCGTAAGCTGGGGCCAGGCACAAAATGCCATCGCCTATGAGGCGCAATGGCGCCGCAACGACGGAAACTGGGTTAACGTGCCTCGCAGTTCCACCACGTCATTCGACGTCCCGGGGATTTACGCCGGACGCTATCTGGTGCGCGTGCGTGCTATCAACGCAGCGGAAATTTCTTCCGGATGGGGATATTCAGAAGAGAAGACGTTGACCGGCAAAGTTGGCAATCCTCCCAAGCCAGTGGGCTTTATGGCTACGGGCATTAACTGGGGTATTCGTCTGAACTGGGGGTTCCCGGAAAACACCGGCGATACCCTCAAAACAGAAATCCAGTACACGGCCAACAGCGATTTTTCCGATCCGTTGCTGCTATCGGACGTACCTTATCCATCTGCTGAATATACCCAGCTCGGGCTGAAAGCCGGGCAGGAATTCTGGTATCGCGCCCAGCTGGTCGACAGAACGGGTAACGAGTCCGGCTATACCGACTGGATCAGGGGAATGTCTAACGATAATGCTGATGATTATCTGGGTGAAATCGCAGATGATTTCCTTACCTCGGCCGACGGCGACCGCCTGACCAGTGATATTGATACCAATCTTGAAGCTGCAATGCAGAACGCGCTGGCCAACCACGGAACAGTTGAACATCAATGGGCGCAATACGGAGAGGTACGCGCCGATATCCTCGTTGTGAAAACTACTATTGCTGAGGTGGATAGGGCAATGGCCGAAATGTCGACACAGGTGCAGGCGCAGATCGACAACGTCACCGCTTCCCTAGAAGACAAGCTCACAGCCGTCGTCGATGCCTCCGGTGCTTCGGCAATCTACACCCTCAAAACAGGCGTGAGGATAAACGGCGTGATGTACAACGCTGGGATGTCGATTGCTGTGCTTGCTGAGGCCGGGAAACCGGTAGTTACCCGTATTGGGTTCAACGCTAATCAGTTTGTACTGATGAGTGGCAGTGGTGACGCCCAGTATTCACCGTTCGCGGTGGTTAATGGTCAGGTCTTTATGAGCTCAGCATTTATTCAGGATGGCACGATCACCAATGCTAAAATTGGCAACTTCATCCAGTCCAACAATTACGTACCAGGGCAGTCCGGGTGGAAACTGGACAAAGGCGGTACCTGGGAAAACTACGGCAGCGATGGGCAGGGCGCAAGAAAGACCACGAACGTTACTGACAGCATCAGGGATGCGAACGGTGTCCTCCGCGTACAGATTGGTAAACTTACAGGAGTATTTTAATGACGTGGGGCATTCAGACATGGGATGCCAATGGCAATCCGAACAATTATGGTATTAAGCCAGTTTCAGTGGTCGGACGTATTCAACTTTCTGAGGGGCAAAACTCTGGAAGCTGGTCGTTTACCATTCCGGCAGGAATGAAGGTCGGGTTTGTCGTTTCTCTGGATAAGGGGGCGGTCTCGGTAGGGCGCAGTATCGTCGCCAGCGGAAATACGATAACTCTTGGCGCGGCAAACAGCGTTGGGATTGGAAATTATCCAGCCTCTGAATGTGAGCTCGTAGTTTTTGTGGAGAAAGCATAATGGCAGATTATGGCGCACTGATAGCTCTGGATAATGGAAATCCCTTTATTACGCCTCAGTCCACGCCATTTTGTCTCTACAGGAGGGTAGTGGTTAACTCAGTAGCAAGCGGGGCATATCACGGTGCATCTGCAACAATAGCTCTGGACGTTTCTTATCCGGCGATGGTTTTTTGCAAAACGAGTGATACTGCTCAGCCTACTATGGTTACTGCAGCCAGATCAGGAGGAAATATTCTTGTTGGATCAAGCAATGCCTATGGACAGGCACATACATTAACGGCTTACATCTTTGCTATTTATCCTCAGACATTGCCAAAATGGGGATTTGCTATCTGGGATGCCACCGGGAAGTTGGTTCTGACAAACGAGAGTCGGATATTGAGTGACCTTGTGACTGTTGGGACGCCTGGAGCTACGACAGGTGGAATTAATATTGACGTCACTTTGCCTGGTAGTTATGCGGTGGCACCCGCTATTCTTGGCTCCCAGATCATCCAGAACAATAACACTAAACCACCCACTATTGTGAATATCACAGCCTACTCAGGATGTCGGTTTAATGGTTCATCAACCAGAATTAATGCCGCGCCCTCGACCACGGCTACCGGTTCTGCTGCGGGTGGGACAACGACTGGAATAGCTTTGACGGCTATCAACACCGCCGCCTATGATTGATCGTTTTAAGCGATCAAATTCATTTAATTGATCTGTCATATCTATTTTATATTTCAGTACCGCTGCGTTAGTTTTCACTTAATAAAAACTAATCAAGGTGTGAAATGACGAAAATAATGTTAGCGATGGCATTTTGCCTGTTTCTTTCTGCTTGCTCTGGTTCAGTTCTGCAAAAGCAAAAGCCATTATGCGAGGCAGACGCACTTATTGGAGGTCAGGTTCTGTCGGTACAGATTTACGATGTGCGCAAAGTAGCCAATCAGACAGAATATAGGGCAGGCTACCCCTTCAATTGGCGATGGGTGAGCAAAAATAACTTCACCAGGTCGACCTGTTCAAAGTGAACAAAACAAGAACCCGCTTCGGCGGGTTTTTTATTATCTGCACTCAGGAGTCTTTTATGTCGGCAGGTACCCTCACCCTGACAAATGGATCCGCTATTGTTGGCGGTTCCGGAACCTCTTTTACTACCGAACTTGCCGCAGGTGACTTCATTGTCTCTACTGTGGGCGGCGTTCCGTACACGTTACCAGTAAAAACGGTAGATAGTGATACCCAACTGATACTGGTCAGCAACTTCACCGGGCCAACGCAATCTGGTGCGGCCTGGTCAGCCGTCCCCCGTATGGCGCTGAATATGGTAACTGCCGCGCTGGTGGCGCAAAGCGCTGAAGCACTGCGTGGACTGAATTACGACAAACAGAACTGGCAACAGGTTTTTAGTGCTGCTGGTAACATTACTGTGAAGCTACCAGACGGTACAACGTTTACGGGACCATCATGGCCGTATGTAATCAGCCAGACAAGCTCGTTGAACGGGAAAACGGGTGGAACAGTAACCGGGAATTTAATGGTAACTCAGGGTAGCAGCATTGGCGTATCTACTCAGGAAGGTGGTGATAAGACTGTAAAGCTATACAACATCACAGGGGATGGGAGTGTAGGAGGTTATGTAAACGCTGTGGGAGGGGCCTGGTATAACGGGAACTGGTCTCTAGGCGGTGTTCGGGGGAGCGGGACTAATTTAGACAGAGCGCAGTTAAATGTTAATAGCGGAACTGGTACGGCGGGTTCATTTTTGTTTTACCCCGATGAGAGATTCAAATCATCTTCGTGTGGAGCTGATGGGGCTGGTTATGGTGGCTCATGGTCAGACATTAACACATGGCAAAGAAATATCTCTTTTTTCCGAGGTAACGTGTCCGTTAATAATGATGCAGGGTTTATCCCTTTTGCCCGTTGGCATAGTCAATGCAGTGGTGGATACTCTTCAACAGTAGGGCTTGGTTCTATAGCTACCGGGCCTAGTTCGTGGGCGGATGTAGCAATAACAACACTCGGGGATGGTGGTTCTGCCGGGCAACGTATATTTCAATTCACGACAGCAAACGGTGATATATACGCCAACGCTGGTGGAAATCTTTCCGGTAACTATATTTTCCAGAAGCAGCCTAACTGTGACATTACGCTGAAGCACGATATTAAATATGATGATGGTTATCAGTCATACGAGAATATCAAGAAATTCCTGCCAGCAACTTACGTCTACAACGATGACCCTCGTAAGAGAGTTCGCCGGGGTGTAATCGCTCAGGACGTCATGAAGATTGATAGTGAGTACGTAAAGCTGGTCCCTGCTGCGCCAAAGTTTGATAGCGAAGGAAACAGAGTTGATGCTGATGATACGTTGGCACTGGATAACAACGTTATCATGCTCGATACAGCACTGGCTCTCAATTACGTCATTAAGCAGTTGGAAAAAACACAGAAAGAACTTGATGAGTTTAAGAAAAAATTTTCTTAGTCATGGAAGTTTAGCGCCGCGGCCCAATCGAAAGAACAAGCAGCGGCGGCATCGATAATTCTGATGACCAAAAATTATTTCTTCAGAAGTTTCTTCAGTCTTATCAGCAAGAACGCTATTAATGCGGACAGAGAAAATTTAATCAAAATTATTGTGAAATCATAGTTATTCATGGCCTCTTCTCCATCACCTGATATCCGAATATGTTGCATGAAAACATCATTAATCCAGCTATCTGGGATGAGGATAAAACAGACGATAAGCAAAGTAACGAATATTATGATTTTCATCTCACACCACATTTACTGAAGTCAGGAACACCACGTACATCAATACGCCCGTATGCCATTAATCCTTTTCCGCCGGGTACAGTCACTTTTTTCCG